CAACGACGTCGTCGTGGACAAACCCACGGGGTTGTTGATCTAGGTTTGGAGGATTTTGCCGTGAAACACCACGGCCTGCCGGAGCTCGAACCTGCTGTATTGCATCGGTTGCAATGCGAAGGTTGGGGCTATAAGATTGGTTGCCGACGAGATGAACGCACGCCGCTTATACCCTATGAACTTCGTAGAGAAGTTAATGGTGGTAGAATGGATGTGCTGAGGGATTTCGTCAGATTTACCGGTCTTATTCGACCGACTAACCGTTTTGCATCTGACGAACTTATCCGTATGGATAGGATCGGCCCCGCTTCCAATTTCCTCCCTTGTATGGAGGGACATGGCGGTAAACCGTCATGGATGGAGGCTGCTGATCGGTTCTTTACACCTCATCTGACTAATATCGATGAGGACGGTGGTGAGTATGCGGACGGTATCGTAAGGTCTTTGTCAAAAGCATGGGGCGGTGAACTTATAGAACCAGTTCCTCTTATAGAGGCAGTGCACCGCTTTCGGGGAAAGCACGACTTTGGGTATCCGGATTTCTCTTCGGATCCCGCCTGTTTTGAGTCACACCTTCAGCAGTCATTTGTGATGATGAAGAGGCGGGATCGGCAACGCATGCTTGCACATCTACCATTCGCAGGTATGCGCACAGTATCCAGGGGACATGAGGAAGGTGACCCACTCCCCGCGAAGAGTCGTGTTCTGTTCCGTTGCGCAAGGGCAAATAACAATGTTGCCAAGACATTGTTTGAGGCCCTATTTCCACGTTTGAAACGCCATCCCTCGTTCGCTGCCTGGTATGGTCCGCAGGGCGTGGATTTGGTTATGCCGCAATTGATGAGGAACGCGAAAGGGCCTATCTTATCTGGTGACTTTGAAAACTTCGATGCTTCAGTTTCTAGCGAGGTTATCGATCGACAGTTTGCCATTATAAGAGAATGGGTTGATCCGGAGTCTCACTGGTTAGTAGATTTGATTCAATTCGATTTTAACCAGTGTGGTCTTATTCTCCCTAGTTACGGCGACACGAAATCACTACGTGTCTGTATGAACCGGGGAGGTGGGATCCCATCAGGTCATGTATTGACGAACCTGGTGGGAAGTTTAGTGAATATGTGGTCTATGGCCTATGCATCATACATGTGTGGGTGCCGATTAGCGTTCTGTTTAGTGCAGGGCGATGACGGTGTCTACGTAATAGATGGTAATTGGTCGATAGACGGACTTTCACGAGTACTCGCCAAAGATACTGGGCTTTTAC